AATGCTGAAACTGCACATGAAGGTGGTACCGGATATGTACATTTATATTTAAGAGGTTCAACTGATAATTTTTCATCTAATGATGATTTAGCTAGATCAAATAATTATCATGATGGTGGTCATGTAGGATATTCATCTATAGGTGCTTTTTTTAATTGCACAAATACATCTACTCACAAAGTAGCTTGTTATTTTAATACCAGCTTTAGTAATGCTGGTGTTAATGGTGCTACCGATAATACAAGAACATCATTAAGTGCAGTAAGATTAGGAGATAGTGTATAATGGCAACAGTAAATCTTGGAAGAATTAAACCGGTATTCAGAGGAGCATACAATAACTCAACTGCTTATGTGATTGATGACATTGTTACATCTGGTAACGAAACATTTATAGCTATCGCAGCTACTCAAGGTAATGCTACAAGTGATGCAAGTAAGTGGACTAAACTTGCAGCCAAAGGGGCAGATGGTACAGATGTTGCAGCAATATTAGCAAACAAAGAGATTGCATTTAAAACTAATGCTGGAGCTTTAGATGGTATTCCAATCGGTACTGCTGGACAAGCATTGAAAGTAAATAGTGGTGCAACAGGATATGAGTTTGGAACAATCTCATCTGGAACTTATAGTGTTCACGCACATGATGAATATAGTTATGCCTCTAATTCATCACATAGTAGTGTTGGGGATTACTTTGATATTGCTGGAGGTAATACTGTTAATTTTACAGTTACTCATGTAGATGATTTGGTTGCCTTTAATTATAGAAACGCAGTGTATTTTAATAATAATGCGAATGGTTGTGATATTTATTTAATGATGAAAGCTGGAAGTGCATCAATAGGAAGTGGCGACACTAAACTAGATTTTAATGGACAACACAGTTTTTATTTTTCTCAAGAAAGTTCACACCACACTACAATATCTAAATCCTTTATATTAAAATGCACAGGATTAACTGTAGGAACAACTTATTATGTAGAGATGTGTGCTGGTAAACACAATAGCGAAACTATTAATTTTAACAACAGTAATACTAACACCCAATCACATCCAAGACACTTTGTTCAAATGATACATTATAAGAAAAATTAATATAGGAGATATTTAATATGACAGACAAACCAATAACCTTTAAATATTCAGAAGCAATCCAAGCAATCAATCCTAATTGGTCTGGTTCTGTAGCTGGAGATACAGAGGAAGAATTAGTTATTGATTGGAATGGTATAGAAGAAATTTCTGTTGAAGATATACAAGCAAAAATATCTGAAATAGAAACTGCTGAAGAAAATGCAAAAATAGAAAAAGAAGATTTAAAAACAAGTGCCAAAGCTAAACTTATAGCTGGAGAACCATTAACCGAAGAGGAGGCAGAACAAATAGTTCTGTAATATTATGGCCACGATAGATTTAGGAAAACTAGGATTTGTAAACAAAGGTACTTATAATAATAGTACAACTTACGAAAAAAATGATTTAGTACAATTTACTGATGGAGGTATTCTATCTACTTACTTATACATAGATAGCTCTGCTCAATCTGGCCAGGCCCCATCATCATCTGGTACTGTTGGATCAAGATGGGTGTACTATGCTAAAGGTGGAGCTGCTGGTACAGATGTAGGAACAACTTTAACAACTCAAGGTGATATGCTTTACAGAGATGGAAGTGGATTACAAAGACTTCCAAAA